ATGGTAAAAGCTCAGGAAGCAAGTTCCAGAGGTTTCTTACAGATCAACGTAGTCAATATCCAGAACAATTTTCCCATTCAGAATGCAACCGTAAGCATACGCACCAAGGGAGAGCCTGACCGGGTGCTGGAGGAGGTAAAAACCAATTCCTCCGGCCAGACGGAACAGCTCTCCCTTCCTGCACCTCCGGTGGAATACAGCTTAAGTCCGGGGATCATTCAGCCATATTCCGAATACGACCTTATCATCCGGGCAGAAGGCTTTGATCCCCTTGCCATTTCCGGCACCGAGATCCTGGCAGATTCCAATGCCATCCAGCCGGCGGCCATGACGCCTGTGGGGCGGCAGCAGCCTCCTGAGGATCCGGTGGTGATCCCGGATCACACCCTTTACGGAAATTATCCTCCCAAGATTGCAGAGGATGAGATAAAACCGGTCAATGAAAGCGGTGAGATTGTTTTAAGCCGTGTGGTGGTTCCGCAGACAGTTGTAGTTCATGACGGAGTTCCAAGCGATTCCACAGCCAGAAATTACTATGTTCCCTATCGGGATTATATTAAGAACGTGGCCTCCAGTGAGATCTATTCCACCTGGCCTGAAAGCTCCATTACCGCCAACGTGCTGGCCATCATGTCATTTACCTTAAATCGGGTGTATACAGAATGGTACAGGAACCAGGGGTATGATTTTACCATCACATCTTCTACCGCCTTTGACCATAAGTGGATTTACGGCAGAAACATTTTCCAGAGTATCTCCCAGGTGGTGGATGAAATCTTTGACGCCTACCTTTCCCGCCCCGGCGTCCGCCAGCCCATCCTTACTCAATACTGCGACGGGAGGCAGGTTCAGTGTCCGGACTGGATGACCATACCGAAAGAGGATATAAGCCAAGGGGAGACCCCGGAAAGCCTTATTTTATCTGGTTTTCCGGGGCTTTTGCTAGATAGTAATACATATCAATATGATTCCCGTCTTTGGTATATATGATTTTGTCAACAATGCTTTTAAGAGACGCGTTTTTTTCAGCAATACCCAGATGCTCGGAACGCAGGACGTCCAGGACATCAGATATCCGACTCAACATCAGGGCGTCGTTATATTCTTTCTGAGGCTCAGCCTCCAGGCGGGAGAGCATTTCTGACAGTTCCTGCCGTTCTTTATTCAGCAGTTCCCTGTTTTTCCTGTAATCCTCTTTTGTGTCGATTCCGTCCATATATGCCTCTCTGGCCCGAAGTTCCTTCTGGTCTACTCTGTCCAGCCGGCGCTTAAGCGCCAGTATCTCATCTTCGGACTGAGCGGCAGAGGCATCAGGCTGCCTTAATGTATATTTGACGGTTCCGCACAAAAGCACTCCTTCCAATGCATTCAGCACAGCGGGAGCGATAGACTCCTCCCGGACATAGCAGTTGTGAGCGCATTTCCCCTTAAGATATCCTCCGCACTGAAATGAAAAGGTATCAGGCAGGCTTTTGCGGTGCATAACACAGGAAGAAAGGGAACGGCCGCAGGAAGGGCATTTGACCAGACCAGCCAGCCAATGGCGCGTAACTTCGCTGGGCTTGGCGTTTCGTGGGGTATATTCGCTTTGCCGGCGTGTCTGTGCCCTTTCAAATAACTCCTTGCTGATGATAGCCGGATGATGCCCGGAACGCGTGATCCATTCGGACGGATCGCGTATTTCTTTGGTAGCGTTATTGCACCGGTTCCACCGAATATCGCCAGCATAGGCCGGATTTTGCAGGATATATTCTACGCTGCGCTTTTCGAATGGCTTTCCACGGCCAGTTTTCATACCCTGATGGTTTAGGTATTTTGTGATTGCGAAAATGCTCATCTGCTCATCTGCGTACTTATGGAAGATCAGCCGCACGATCTCAGCCTCTTCGGGAACAATTTCGGGAGTAGCTTTGTGGTATGGGATGCGGTATCCCAGCGGTGGCCGACACTGGTATGCACCCCGCAGGGCATTTTCAGTCATTCCGCGGGTGACGTCCCCAGAAAGCCGGATCGAATAAAATTCATCCATCCACTCAATGATCCGCTCGATCAGGCCGCCGAAAGGCCCCTCGATCAACGGTTCTGATATGCTCACTACATCCACATGGCATTTGTTCCGCAGCATGGACTTATAGACGATGCTTTCCTCCTGGTTGCGGGCAAAACGAGAAAATTTCCACAGCAGGATCACATCAAAAGGATGTGTATCTGATTTTGCAGCGGAGATCATCTGCTGGAATCTGGGCCGCTTATCTGCGCGGCGGCCGGAGATCCCGTTTTCAATATAAATAAATTCTGGTGGCACAATCATATTGTGACTTTTGGCATATTCCAGCAGCAGCCTCTTTTGAGAATCCGGGGAAAGCTCCTCCTGCTTATCAGTGGAAACCCGGATATAAAGAGCTGCTGTTTTTAATTCATTCTCAGTCATTATCTCATCTCCTGTTCTGAATCTATATGATTTTCAGTTAAAAAAAATACGCCCCTTGTCAGGACGTACCGGAAATGATAGAATACAGGTGGTTAATGTAATTGTATCTTTCCGGTATATTCTGGGAAGAGAATCATCCATGTAAAGCCGATCGGTACGCCAATGCCGGACGGTTTTACTTTTGCGTGTCTGCCCTTGCGTCATCGGGCGGGATGTGTTATATTAGAAACACAAAGGGAAAGCCAGAGTTAAGATCTCGTAGATGAGACTCACAAGAGCTGCAATGAAGAGACCTATTTGGATTAAATCTGAATAGGTAGCATAAATGTGTGTCCTCCTATCGCTGAAAGAGGAGGACACCTCCCCAATGCAGAGGAGGGGTAGGCTACCTATCGGTGTACGCTGACTGCTCATAAGGTGAGCACAGTACAGTACGATTTAAAACATTTTTATATCGGCCGTCACTATTGGAAGTAGTGGCGGCTATTTTAATACGCCTCTATTTTGGGAAAATTCCAGAATCAAATGAGCATTATCCCGTATCAGTCGTTTGAAATATTCAATTTCTACTGCGGAGTATCCAGAAATATTTCCCCAGGTATAGTCCGGCAGATAGCAGGTAGCATTATGAAAGCCACCATGTTCATCAGGGGTCTCGATATAAACCTTAACCCGTCCATCTGCGTTCATTTCAGAATATGTAATTTCAGTGTTATCATTAAGTGTTAAATAAGGATACATCATAAAGATCCCCTCTCTGTATGTGTTACCTAAGCAAATGCTTGATGTTAATAGACAGATCCCAATAGATACCAACTCGGATATCGCTTTCAAAAAGAAATCGGATAGGGTCAAATTTGGAAGGATCTTATTCGTTTAAGTATACAATGAGTAAAGGGATGTTGCCCCGAATCACCAGTGAACCGGGGCAATCGTTTAGGTGCGCTGTTTTTGCTGATAGAGTGCAGTTAAGGAATTCTGAAGCACCTGCGAAAAGTTAATATGATTATTTTCAGCGAATGTGTTGAGCCATGCAGGAATGGTAAGATTTTTTCTTACTGCCTTTTCGCCGTATTTTTCAGCATAAGCGTCTATATCCAAAACCAGCATACTTACAAAGCCACCGGGGTCTGGAGTAATGCTTTCAATGGGACTTGCTTCGGGGGCGGTTTTCCCGTCCTCTAATTCGTCGAGAACCCAGCCGGAAGCGGCATCTGTACCCATCAGAATAGCTTCTGCCAGGGAGTCCCCTTCACTGACACAGCCGGGAAGGTCTGGAACTTCAACGGTAAACCCTCCTTTTTTTTTCTTCGCAAGGATAGAAACAAGCGGGATAAGTTAATTTCATAAGAACCTCCTTTATTGTAGGCAGTACCGGGTTCTTCTGATTTCTGATGGATTCGGCTGAGCGCAGCCATATTATAGAATTGACCGTCAATCAGTTCAGCCCGTGTACCTTCTGGCAGGAACCAATAATCTTTTGAATTATACTGTTCTTTGGGTAATGGCATAAACACACATCTTTTCTATGGCAATCGGTTATTGTTGATTTGTGTCTCAATTTGCTTTATTTAGCTCTGCGATTTCTGCGATACCATTTGATACTGATGATTCGTCCGCCACTTTTTTCTGTAGTTCCAGAGCGCGCCTGTAAGATTCTACTTCCGAATCAATATCTAATTCAGACGATATGCTTGTAGTAGGCTTACTGTCCTGCTGTGAGCACTTGGCAGCCACATCCATTACAAAATCTAGAATAACAGATCGTTCTTTCTCTCCCAGCTTCGCAAATTCTGCAATAAAAGCATATTCCCTATCAGAAAAACCGTATTTTTCAGCTAACGCTTCTAAAAGGGAAGCTGGAGTTTCTATGAACATTTCCCCGTTTCCTGTACGAAGCCATTCTTCGTTAACACAGAATTCTCTACAGATAGAAAGTATCATTTGTTCTGTTAAATTTCTTTTTCCACTTTCTATATTAGAAATAGCAGAACGTGTAACTCCTAACTTTTTTCCAAAATCCTCCATTGTTAGTTTGAGAGATTTTCTTAGTTCTGAAATACGTTCGTTCATTTTCACCACCTCCTTTAACTTAGAATCAGAATAGCATAATGTGTTAACAAAGTCAACAAAGTTTTCAGAATCAACAAAAATGACTTGACAATGTTTTCTTTGTGACTTAAAATAGTGACATAGAAAACAAGGAGGTAAAAAGATGACCGAAAACAAAAACACAGAAAAGTGCATTGACGACACTAAAAAACTGTCAGAGTTATTTTCTACGTTACCCCCACTAGAACGCGCGATTGTCATTGGCTTTGCCAAGGGGGTCAAAGCCCGGAGTGATATTGATGAAGTGTATAAGGCGGCTGGATAGAAGGGAGGTGAGGGCAAGTAGATTCAAAAATTCTGTTGGAATTTACCAGAAGGAGGAGTGAAATGAAAGGAATAGAAGAAGTACGCAAAGAATTGAATGCAGCCTTGATGGAGGAATTCTATGCATTCCATAAGAAGATTTTGGAGGATTTAGGAAAAAACATGAGTAATGAAGAAACCTTTAAGGCGATCCGCCTACAGATTGATCTGGCGGCCCAAATTGTAAGGGAACAGAGGGCTTTAAACGGAGAGCGAGCATACCTCATTTGAGAGATATGCTCGGAGGATTAAACGTCCTGGATCCAGTTGTGGTAATGCTCAAGTAGTTCTAACGCAATGAAAAATGCTTGAGCGTCACAGTCGCTACGATTGGCAGCTTTCATAGCTTGGTGAGCAGAAATGACAATCGTATTGTACGTATCAGGATCAAGAGAATGAATGAAATCCTCAAAAGTTTTCTCCATAGCTGTCCCCTCCCTTCTGCCGTACTCAGCTTCTTAAGGCCTGTAAATGGAGTATACCACTGAGGGGAGAAAAAAGGCAAGCCAGCAGGCAGAGGGGGTGGGAGCAAAAAAGAACCCCCCAATGCGGAGTTTCTCATTGAGGTTTCTTAAAGAAGTATTCTTCTTTTTGCGGCATGAAAAGCCACTGGAGAATCAAGAGATTTCCATGAAAGGTTATAAAACAAACCACAGTTCCTGTTCGGGTTTAGGATACAAGGCACATAAACGGCGGTGAATGGAATGACCGAGGTGTGCAATATCTGAATGTAAAGTGAGGCATTTCATATTGTCAGGAAATATGATTTCTTCACGTGCCACATTTGGAGCGACAAGGGAGATTAGATCCACCTTTTTACTCGGAGATTTTACACCAGCTGGTAAAAATTTTCGTATATCGTTCATGTGCAAGTGTGTGAGAAGAGTAGGAATGTCGGAAACTTCTTCGGCAAGTCTGTTTTTAATCAGTCTGTTGGCAAAATCGGAAGGGAACAATTCAGAAGAGGCTTGATTGTTCCCACAGTGGTAGCAAAAGTATGCAAAGGTAGCGATCTCATCTTCAGAAAGAATCTGGGTGATTTTAGAGATTGCCTCATCGCGTGTGACTACATGACCGGATGAAACGGCTCCGAGACTAAATAGGGATAGTTCGTGTGCCAGACGATACATATGCTTACAGGGAAGATGTCTGCGGGAAAAATCGACGCAGTTGCAGCTGGAAAGCGTGGTTACATAATTTGACTTTGCGGAACCTTTAAAAGTACCAGTCGCATTTGAACGGTCAATAGACACAGGAGTGTTTTTCTTTTCGGAAGCGCTTTTCTGACGTTTTACTTGGTCACTGAGACTGTGAATTTCATCCCATTGCGACCAGCTGGATGGCATTGAATTTGTCATAGATGTACCCTCTCTTTTGTTTATTTCAGCATAGCGGCGCTGATATAGAAAGTATACCACCAGGGGGAGGAAAAAAGCAAGGCAAGAGAGGTGGAGGAAAATAGAGAGAAAAGCAGATGAGGCTATCAATAAACTTTATTCTATAGTGCAAACTTCAAAGCAAGATGTACAAGCAGCCATACATAAAATGCCATAGAAAGGAAGTGATGATATTGAAAAAGGCACAGGAGATTACATACTCAAACTGGATAAGAATTGGGGATAAGACTGTAAGACTGGAAGAATTGTCAAAAGAGGAACGGGTAGAGATCGCAAACAGATTGACGTATCGTTTTTTGTCGGCTCTTCCCAATGTCAAGGTTGTAGAGAGCAATTAAAAGCGGTCGTGGATAAGAAAAGAGCGTAGGCCCGGAAAGATCTACGCTCTATCTTAAAAATGCCGTATACAATAAACAAAAAACTCATGTTTAGTATACGGCGGCCACGGGAAAAAGTCAAGAAAAATGGGAGAATTATTCCATTATATGACTTGATAAAAGGATTAAACTTAGCGGGGTCGCGAAATGAGAAAGTACAAGCAGATTGAATATAAAGCGGGGGCTACTCTGGAAATAATAAAGTGTATCCCGTATGGGCTGCGCAAGGGGCATCCCAGAGAGAAAGCGGAGAAGAAAACGAAGGAGGAGATCAGGGCGGCCAATGTGCGGCAGGCGGCAAGGAGGCTGGCCCGGAAGATAAATGCCAACTTTAAGCCGGGAGATTATCATATCACCCTGACATATAGGGAACCTGTTTCCAATGAGGAGGCCGAGAAGAGGATCCAGAACTTCCTCGACCGGATGCGGGATCGGTTTAAGCGCAGGGGATTCTCCTTTAAGTATATTCTTGTGACGGAGTATAAGAACAAGAGGATTCATCACCACATTATCATTAACCACATCAATGACGGGAAGAGAACTACCATAGACCATGTAAGGGAGATATGGAAGGGGAATGGACAGCAGAGGTTTGTGCCGCTGTATGATTCTGGGGAGTACCAGGTACTGGCTGAGTATTTCATCAAGGAGACAGAAAAGACCTTCCGTTCAGAGGAGACGCCCACAGCCCAGCGCTATACCTGTTCCCGGAACCTGATCGAACCAAAGCCGGATATCAGGAATCGCAAGACAAAGAGGGGGTGGGAGCCAGACCCAAAGCCCAGGAAAGGCTATTATATCCTTCCTGACAGCCTGTATAACGGCTTTGATCGGCTGGGATTTCCCTACCAACGTTATGTGATGGTCAAGATCAACCCGCAGCTCAGTGACTGGGAGCTTCCGAGAAAGGAGAAGAGATGGAAGAGGTCAACATCTACATAGGTTCGTCCATCCATGGCCCAAGAAAAAAGGCTGGGGGATACATATACATCCTGGAGTGCATTCGGGACGGCCAGGCGGTGACGCTGGAAAAGCATGAATGGGTGGGACAGGCCACAGAGAACCGTCTTTGCCTTATGGCACTGTCAGAGGCCCTTAAACGCCTTAACTGCCCGTGCCAGCTTAAGGTATATACGGGATGCGAACATATCATGAATGCCATGGGAAACGGCTGGGCCAGGCAGTGGCAGAAAAACGGCTGGAAGAATGCCAAGGGCCATCCGGTGAAGAACGCGGATCTTTGGGAACAGACGCTTTCCCAACTGGACAGGCACTTATACACATTCGATTGTGGATATCATGTGTATAAAAACTGGATGGAAGGGCAGCTGGAAAGAGAACAGGCCAAACGGTGCCGCATTGAGTAAATACTGGTACGGGAAGGGATTTGACGGATGAAGAGCATAGTAGAAAACGAGCCGGCCGAGCAGTGCTTTATGTGCGGTGCCTGGGGACAACTGGAACGCCATCATATATTCGGGGCAGCGAACCGGGATTGGTCGGAAAAATATGGCCTGACTGTGCACCTGTGCCCCTATTGCCACAGGGATAATAAAGAAGGTGTACATAACAATGCCCGGAAGATGCGCAGGCTCCAGGAGGCGGGACAGCGCGCATTCGAGCGGCTGCATGGGCACCGGCGTTTTATGGATATCTTTAAGAAGAATTATCTGGAAGGCGGGGAACCGGAGGAACCCGATACCAAAGCAACGGGGCTGGATGGTATTGTGTTTCTGGAAGGTGGGGAACCGGAGGCGATAGAACCATGGGAAAAATGGATGATGGCAGAGGCTGTGAGCATTGAGAGCCGGAAAGAGGGCGGCCCGGTCAGAGAGGTCGGAAGGTCGCGGAGAGGGAACCGGGTGTATGTATACTACGTAGACGAAAGCAGGCGGTACTGGTACGCAACGAGGTTTTTGACTGGGGACGGCGAGATATCGGAGCATACATATATTTTTGGAAAAGACAGGAGGAACCGAAGATGAGAATCATATCAATCATAAATTTAAAGGGAGGCTGCGCCAAGACAACCACCGCAGTCAGCATGGCGGAACTTCTTGCAACACGACATGGGAAACGTGTGCTTCTGCTGGACAACGATAAGCAAGGCAATGCGTCGCGGCTGTATAAACGGTACAGTCAGGGGAGCCGCCAGGGGGCGCAGGACATGATACGGAGCCGGAGCGTGTCTGGGAATATCATGGACACAGAGATCGAGGGGCTCAGCCTGATCCCGTGTAATTACTACATGGAGCAGGCAGCCCTTGAGATACTAAAAGATCCCAGCACCAGGCAGCATGATCGTTACCGGGAGGCGCTGGGGCAGGCGGCAGAGGATTATGATTACTGTATCATAGATAACCCACCAGATATCGGGATCAACGTGGTCAATGCGCTGATCGCATCCCAGGAGGTGATTATCCCGATCAACCTTGATAATTACTCCATTGACGGACTGGAAATGCTGGTAGGCCAGGTGGTGTCTATCCGCCGCCTGAATCCAGATATGAAGCTGGCGGGCTGCCTGGTAACGGATTATGAGCGGAGCGCCACCAGCGAGGCAGCGGAAGAATGGATACGGGCAAGGCCGCAGTTTAAATTATTCAAGCAGCATATCCGGCATTCCCGGCAGGCCAAAGACGCCACCTTTTACCATCAGAGCGTCATAACGCACAGTGTCCGATCCGGCGCGGCCCAGGACTATAAAAAATTCGTGGAGGAATATCTGGGGAGGGCCGGAGATGGCATTTGACATTTTAAGCATATTAAATGGTGCGACACTGGCGGAAACGGAGCGGACGGAAGAATACCAGGATATAGTGCTGGATTACCGGGATATTGTGGTTACCAAACACAATAAGTACAGCATGGTGGAAATTCAGGAACTGGCAACAGGGATCCTGATGACCGGGGGGATCCAGGAGCCTTTGGTGGTCGGCAGGGTCTCCGGGGAATATTGGCTCCTGTCGGGACACCGGAGGTATGCCGCATTAGAAGAACTGATACGGGAAGGGCATACGGAATGTGAAAGGATCCCCTGCCGTTATAAAGACATGGATGAATTGCAGTTCAGGCTGGAACTGCTGTGCGGAAATACCTTTAACCGGAGGCTGTCAGATTACGACCTGATGATGCAGGCCCAGGAGTGGAAGGACATTCTGACAAAGATGCGGGAGAATGGGAACATTGCTTTAAAAAAGGGGGAGAGGATACGGGATTATGTGGCGAAGATCCTGGGGGAATCCAGCGGGAAGATAGGCCAGCTGAACGCCATTTATAAGAGTGCGCCGGAAGATGTAAAAGAAAAGTTTCAGTCTGGTGAAATAGGGATCACATCGGCGTATGAGGCAAGCAGACCGCCGGCAGCCCAGGGATGGAACCGGGAGACGGCGGATGGAACAGATGTGTCAGAATCTGACACAAGGACGCTGCCGGACGGGGAGGGACAGGCGGATGAGAAAAGCATGGGGATCCAGAAAGGGCCGGAAGGGAAACTGGTGTCAGATTCTGACACAGGGTCACAGCGGGCAGAGGAGATCGCAGAGCGGGCGGAGAGGGCAGCCAGGCGGGCAGAGGCCGCACAGGCAGGTGCACAGCGGGCAGAGGCACAGGCGCATAGTGCGGCAGAAAACGCGGGATACACCCAAGAACCATCACAGGCAAAAGATGAGTGGGGAATCAGGGAATGGAGCGTATATACCCTCAGGGAGCTTTTGGGGGCGGCGAGCCTGATAAATGAAGATGAACTGATGGTTCTGCAGGATATTTTAATGTCTGTTTCTGACAGGCAGAGATAATAAGGTATTTACCTCTGGAAACGGGGGTTGATACATACATAACAACGGGTTCAGATTGCGGTATGTCACGTATACCTTTTGACCTACAGGCCGGGGCCTATCAACCTCCTTTTCCCGGCCTGGAAAGGAGGGACCATGGCAGATCTGCCAGAATGGATTAAGAAGTTGGAACATTATAAATGTGACGGTCAGATGGAATTAGAGGACTATCTGCAGGAGAACGGGAAGGAATCGGGAAATGATGAAAAAGAATATATTAGAGCAGATTATGGAAGAGGTGCAGGAAACATCCCGGAGGATGGCGACCGTACATACACCGACTAGATTTTATCGGGCAATTGGGACACGGCAGGTTGAAGAAATTCTTCGCAGGAAACGGCTGTGTGATATGGATGATGTGATTCAGTTTCTGGAAGAGAAGGGACAGGCAGAGGCGACGGAGTTATTGAGGGAGTATGGTGGAGGATTTTGGAACTTAAATAATTCTTCCAAGACTGTCGGCCTACAAAACAGGGTGGAAAGAGAGGGGAGCAGATGAAGAACAGGTACAGTGAATTACACAAAGTATGGTTGTTTGATCTGGCACATGATCCGAAAAAAAGTCAGAAATGCAGATTGTACAGGGATTCATTAAATTCTATGCACTGGAAGGCTTGACACTGGAAAATGTACAGCAGGATATAGTTTTTCATACGGCATATGGAATAGAAAACTGTACAACAGCGATGAAGTGGCTTAAAGAATCATCGGAGCGGTTTGCATTAAAATAAGGACTGGGGAGCAGCGGTTAAAATGCGGAGGTGAAGAGAATGGAGAAAAAAACAGCAATCCAGATATTGCAGGAGCATATCAACACATACAAAATCCAGATCACAGATGGTGGCTGGGAACGCATGGTACGCGCGGGAATTGCCAGGGATAACATATATGAGAAACTGGCATTCCGCGCAGACGCAGAGAAACAGATCCAGGCGTATGAGATGGCCATTAAGGCGTTGGAGAACAGCGAGGCAGAGGAATGGGTGGACAGGTGCTATTTGGGGTCTCCGTGTCCGTACCAGAATAATTAAGTTTGGGAGGCGATAAGCAGAATGAAAGAAGTAATTCTCAAAACAGCAGGGATGTTTGATGAATATGACCCGCAGGATAAGGATTATGAACTCTGGAAATCCATTTCCGAGTATATGGATGGAGAAGCTGCACTGGTAATGGAGAGTGCGGCCAAGGATGGAAAATATGTCTTTTTAGGTTTAACTGATCGGGAAAAGGATAAGGAACTGTTTTACATGATAGAACAGGACAGCATGATTGGTAGATATATTGGTGCTAGGGAGTTATTTGAGGCAGAATGGGAAAAAGGAGATTATGAACCTGAAGGCTGCATTTGCCTGGAAAAGAAATACCTGGAGTTTCAGGAAAATTAAGGTTTAAGATCCAGAGGCTGCCGAAGGATCAATATAGACACCAGAATGATGATGGCGTTTTGAAGAGTGAGAGGAAGGAGAATAGCCATGGCTAAGATTTTGACGCAGGGAAAAGAAAGATTTATGTGCCCAATATGTGAGAATGAGATGATTGAGCTGGGGCAGAATTACTGCCAGATATGCGGCGAGGCACTTGAGTGGGAGGAGGAAGGCGAGAATGAAGAGATTAACACAGAAAGATGAGCAGGGAAATTGGTGCTTGGAGGGAGTGTCATGGGAACAGCTGCATGAAGGACAGGTAATCATCAAGCCTTTACGGGAGCGGCTGTATGGAGCCCTCTGGAAGTTGATGGAGTATGAGGATACCGGTCTGGCGCCGGAAGAAATCAAGGCGTTAAACGCGAACAGAAAAACATCGGAGCACCGCTGGATCCCGGTGGAGGAGAGGTTGCCGGAAGATGATAATTATATTCTACTATCGTTCAGCAATTTCTCTCTACCACTGATCGGAAGATATGAGGCTGATAATGATGGTGGAGGAGCGTTCTATCTGGGCGATGATGATGAGGGAGATACCTGTCTATCAGAGGATCTGTATGTTAATGCCTGGCAGCCACTGCCGGAGCCATACCGGCCAGAGGAGTGAGGAGAGTATGGATTTTGGATACTACAACATGGATTGTATGGACGGGATGAAGCAGTTTTCGGACAAGTATTTTGACCTTGCGATTGTTGATCCGCCTTACTTCTCTGGCCCAGAACGCAGAGAATATTACGGCAGGAAAGTAAGCCCAATAGGTGTACAGCGGCATTATGAGCCATCAGGGAGTTGGGAGGTGCCAGGGGAAGATTACTTCCGGGAACTGGAACGTGTCTCCAAGCACCGGATCGTATGGGGATGTAATTATTTTAACTGGATTTTCCCGCCGGGGAGAATTGTGTGGGACAAGTGCAATGGGAGCAGCAGTTTCTCAGATTGTGAGATAGCTTCCTGCAGCCTGCATGATTCAGTCCGTCTGTTCCGGTATATGTGGAATGGGATGATGCAGGGAAAGAGCATAGAGGAAGGATGGATACAGCAGGGAAATAAGAAACTCAATGAGAAACGGATCCATCCAACCCAGAAACCAGTCAATCTCTACCGCTGGCTGATCCAGAAGTACATACAACCCGGGTGGAAGGTACTGGACACTCATGTAGGAAGCGCAAGCAGCCTGATAGCGTACGAGGAGGCTGAGATTCCATATGTAGGATTTGAGATTGATCCTAATCGGTATGAGATGTCGAAACAGAGGCTTGAAACGCATAGGGCGTAGCTGACGCTACGTGAGTTTGGGATAATTTAGCCTTTGGAGGAGAAGATGAAAAACATAGATCGCATAAAAAGCATGAGCGAAGAAGAACTGACGGAATTATTTCATGAAATTCCATTCGATTGTGCGGAAAGATGTCCTGATTTTGGGAATGGCTGCATTGGAACGTGT